AGGTATTTCCAAATATATCCGTCACCAGAACCACCAGCAGAGCGAGGTTCTAAATCCGTGAAAAGTGGTTGGTCGAGAGATGGTCTTCCATCTGGGTTTTCTGGGTCTGTGCCATTTTGCAGACAAGCGTAAACTCTATAATCAGAGTTCATCACATAATAATTGGCATCATACAAGTTGGTAGAACTTGTTACTGGTGAAACATTTGACCTTGAATAATCATTTCGATACATTTCATAGGTCGTACCAGAAGTCCAATCTAGTTTTCTTACAACTCTCGTTACATCTGCCGCATTGACTCTTTTCAGTGCGATCATTGTATCCCAATAATCAGTCTCCTCACTAAAAGAGTCTTTTGGAGCTGGGGGAGTCTCATTCCAATCTTCATCAAATTCGGTTGCGTTTGGCAAACCGATCCAAACATAATAACTGTTGGAAGTGGACGCAACCCCAGCTACAAAATTACCAGAATTTACAATACGAAGTTGATCAGTTATAATAGCTGACATTTTTAAAAACTTTACGCTTTTTGTTTATTTATAGTTAAATGTAGGCCTCTTTCAAATCTCTGGTTCTAACGATGATTGGACCAGTTTGAATTCCAACCACACCGTCAGTATTGATAACATTGAATGCAGTTGTGCCTTCTTTAACAAAGTCGTGCAAACGACCCCAGGAATATCTACCGAAGAACTCACTGTTTCCAAGGCCAACACCCTCAGTAGACATCACACTCACTGTGACTCTTGTCAAAGTGGTTGTTCCGAATCCATATGCATTACCTGTGATGTTTTCAACAGCAGCGACTTTATAGATGTTATCAATAAATGATGTTCCAATACCAACGGTGGTATTACCTGATACACTAGTTACCCCCGCACCAGTATTAGAATCTGTTACAACAAAGTAATAACCAGTCTTAATACCACTAGATGTGATAGGAGTGGACATTGTTGAAGAGGATCTCAATGGAGAATCAAGAGGAATGAATAGATCAAATGTCAATCCTGTGGTTGCAACACCAACAACAGAGGTTGTGCCAACACCACTGATAATTCCAAAATCACCTTCATATTTAATACTCGTGAGTTGATCATTACCGAAAGCTTCTGGTTCAATCAATACAACTGGTGGAGTTGTATTTGTATACCCAGCACCAGCGTTTGTGACAGTCAAGGAGTTAACAGTTCCTACACCAGACAGACCTGCAACTGCGGTTGCATTAGTGTTGACTGTGATTCCAATACCAGCGAAGATTGTTCCAATACCAGCCGTTACACCAATAGAAACAGCAGGTGCAGATGTATATCCAGAACCACCATCAGAAATTACGAAACTGGTAATAGTTCCAGCGGCAGAGACAATTGCAGTGGCTGCTGCACCCGTTTTTTCCGTAGGATCTAAGATAAGAACACTCTGTAAGGTTTCACCAAGATCATCAATTTCACCAAACAATGGAACTGCAGTATCAACAAACACCTCAGTTGCAGCGGCAGAAACGTTATTGATGATGCGTGAGTTTGGTCTAATACCTGCTTCAAGAAGAGCTCTGTCCTTACCAATTTCAAAACCATCAACAACTACATCCGAAGTTTGTTTTCTCCAGGTGACAGGTCTCGATATAGTGGCATTGGTGGTGATACCAGCTTCAATATATGTATTGGTAGAAACGCTGTCAGTGGTGGTAATACCAGTAACAACTCTTGGATTCTGTTGGAAACCATCCTTAATTCCAAGTTCTGGATACTCATTAAGTGTCAGAGAATCTCCAACCTTAACATTTTCCAGAATATCAACATCAACCACATCATTATCAGATCCACGATAGTAGTAGATTCTTATCTTATCTCCAAACTTAGGAGCTTCGGAGAATACAACTCTAGAACCACCTACAAACTTGTAACTTTCTGATGGAACTTGAAGAATATCATTCAGGAAAATAAGCACGTTATCTTCGATCTTGATTGGAGAACCTTTACCAGATCTCAAAGTGATTGGTGTTTCTGCTGCACCGATAGTCTTTGTCAGACCGAATGCTCTCTTAACACCATCAAATTCATCTTCGAAGGTATTCAGTTTTTCAAGTTCACCAAACGACCAACCACCGAAACTGTCTCTAAAGACATCCTGAACAGTCAGTCTAAATGTCTTGAATGCAGATCCAGCAGAAGCGTCTGTTGGAATACCTGCTTGGTTATCGGTAGCAAGTCTTAAAGTATCACCAATCTTATAGTTGTATCCATAATTTGTAATGGTGAAACTAATTACACTAGTTGCAGATCCAACACGAACCGATACAGATGCACCGATACCAGTTGAACTTCCAACCAGTCTCATATTTTCATAATTGAGTGGTTGTTCAAATTCAAGAGTTGGTGGAGTTGCAGAACTGAATCCAGAACCACCATTGGTAATGGTAACAGAAGTAACAAGACCTGCAGTGACATTTGCACGACCGATGGTTGTAATTCCAGAGGAACTGATAGCTCTGACCAAAATATTTGTTTGAACTCCGACTCGATATCCAGAACCACTATTACCAATGGAAACAGACTCAACTGTTCCTGCAGCAGAAACAATTGCAGTACCACCAGCAGCTACGAGAGGTTGATAACCAAAGGAGGATGTCTCACCAACAGAAACGATAACGCCACCTCTAGGAATAGAGGAAGAGTTGACATCATAAGTTACCGACACACCTGCACCAGTAAATCTAATCGAAGTAATACCTGCAGTTTCGGTAATGATGTAATCATCTGGGGATGCAGGGTTCTGGAAGATTTCGTTGATCAAAATAACACCGTTATTTGTTGCGATTCCAGTGACATTTTGGCCACCAGACTTCAATATGAATGAAGTCGATACCCCAGTGAACTGATTCTCAATACTGTCAAACACATAGTTGTTTGCATAAGTATCTTGAGTTCCGTTCTTAGTTCCTGTTCTTGTGAATGCTCTTGCAGCGAATGTAGAAGTAGTGGTCAAACCAGTTGGACCCTTTTCACCCTTAGGTGCATCTGTGAAGTTGATTGTGTCTTCTACGATTCTGTAGTTACCAATAAACTTAGTGACAGTTGCGCCAGCAGTATGATTTGCAAGCGCAGAATTCAACTGAGCTCTCTTCATCAAGAGTTGATTTGTTGAACCAATACCAACGCTATCAACCTTCATAAATTCATCACCAATCTTCAAGATATCTCCAGAGAATATGGAAGATATACCAGAGATAGTTACAAAGTCTGAGGTTGTTCCAACATCAAAAGAAAGTGCATAATTGACTGGAGACTCAATCATCGGACTTTGGATGTTATTATCCAGAGTCACCAACATCTTAGAGTCAAGGTTCTTAGATGTAAACGCATGAGTTGTACCAACACCAACTGCAGTGATGTCAAGAATATTTGGTACAGTCAAGAGTGCGTCTGTCGCACTTGCAGCTACCCTGAACTTGTTCTCTGCAATCTTGACTGCGTAGACGGTAGATGGTAACTTATCTGTAGTTCCAAAACCAACAATGGATGTGGTATTAATACCGATACTCATTGTCGTACCAGCACCAGTTGGAGTATAAGTAAGTTCTTCACCTGTCGTGAAGAAATGATTATTGATGATTAATGTATTTGCAGTGACATCAACTGCACCAGCATCCGAAGCATCAAATACTTTATGGAATACCGAGTCTCCACTATGTTTCAGTGGGAATGAGAATTTAACATCGTTTTCGGTTCCAGTGTATGTTCCGTCTTGAGAACGTATCTCAGAATTGGTAAAGGTAACAAAACCAACACCACCTGTTCCAGTTTCAGTGAAGTTATACTGGAATACTTTTGTGGTAATTGCGGTGTTTGCAGGTGGAGTCAATCTGAGTTCTAAATCACCACCTGAAGTAGAAGAATATCCAACACCAACTGTTCCAATACCAGAACCATTGAAGGTGTCGAATGCACCAAACTCACTGAAGTAGATATTAGATCCGTCATGAATTAAGGTTACTTGAGTGACTGCACTTCTGTTATTTGTTGTGTCATTGATTTCAATGAGACAATCTGCAGCTTGATATGTTTCAGATCCAAATCCACTGATTCTAGTAGCTTGAGGAGTTCCAGTAGATGCAATATTAGTGGTGGTGGTCAGAATCTGATTCAAAGAAACTGATGTACTACCAATTCCAGTTGCAGAAGAATCAATTGCTGTTTGATGAACTCTCATCGTTACACCAACACCCGAAACTGGAGTGAAGTAAACACTAGTGATACCAGATCTTACATCTGCACCAAAAGTTCCTAATCCGACACTTGGAGAGTTTGTTACTGAAATATTGTCATTCAATAATTGTCCATATTCAAGGACATATGCCTCAGATCCATCTTGATGAACAACCAGTTCGTTTAACTGACTTCTCTCTTGACCACCAAGTTCTTCAGTAAGAACAAGAAGTTTGGATGTGGTTGTTGTGGTTGTACTGAATGCAACAACTTCACAAACAGACTCTGGATCTGTTGAACCGATACCAGCTGCAGAAGAGATAATTTTATATCCAGTACCAACACTAGTAGAAGCAAATCCTACTGTAGTATCGGTGTCAATAAACATTTGTTGAGAGAATATTCTCAACGCATAGTTGTTATTTCTGAATTTTGCAGGTACGAATCGAATTGTGCCTGTGCTACCAGAGATATTGAAGTCAAATTCTCCCAAATCAATGGTTGTTTCTACTCTACCAAAGGGAACCAGATATCCAAGATTGTCATCATGGAGAAGGTTCATTTGAAGAATTTGTTTTTCACCAGAGAATCTGGTATCAAATGCCATGATATAAAACTTACCACCACGTATTTTTTCAAGATTGAAGTCTGCAATATCAGAGAAAGCCGTGGCACGAGGCAGGTCATTGAACTGATCACTTATACCATCAATGGAAATAGCTCTGTTAGTTCTAGACTCACTGTAATCAGAAAGGATTATGTTATCAAACTTGATTTCATCAGAGGCTAAATCATTTCCGATGAACAATGAATTCTCTGATGCAAGGTCAAAGTTGTATCTTTCATGAATGGAAGTGGTGTCACTGACAATATCGACCAAGAAAGATACAACGTCGGATGCAACACCAACATTGGCAGTTCTTCTATTTTTGGCATCAGTGGATGCAATAGAGATAATATTGTGATCAGAGAAGTTCTTGAATCCAACGACGTGGCCAAGAGCATTGACAGGATCTCTCCACTTATCATATTCAATTGTAGAACCTAGAGAATAGGAGAATGTTTGATAGTAATCATTATCTGGTGTCTTTTGAAGTTCCTCACTTAACTTACCAGTATCTCTCTGCCAACCACTTCTAATTTCAGAAGTTGCATCGATATCAAATTTAGCAGTAGAACTATTAACTTCCTGAATGATACCAACAGTCTTCGAAGATTGTCCGCTGAGAGTTTCACCAACTGTGAAGAAGTCGTCAGAGATGACTTTCAAATACTGATTGTTTTCATTCCAGATTGTGACTTCACCAATTTTATTACCAGTTGTTACAATCTCACCCTCAGCAAAATTAAGTGGTTCAACATCAACGGTAAAGATTGGTAAGTCTACAGAACGAATAACTCTTGCAGAAGAACCAACATCACTGTAGATACCTGGATTTGTTACTTCTGGATCTAATTGATACGAAACATTAGCACCACCGCCACCAAAATTGGTTGTTACTCCAGTTACCGTGAAATCTTTATATCCATAATCTGTGGAATTATATCCACTACCAGTGGAGCCAATACCAATCTGTTCAACAAAGATCTTTTCACCAATTGTGAATGGATATGTTGATGTAGAGAATCCTACAGTTCCACTCTCAAGAGTCAAAGTTACAGTTCTGGTGGAAGTTTGATATGAAACATCAGATACCTTGAATCCATTGGAGTTGTTAGTTGAAACAACTAAAGGAGAAGAGTCAAAGAGTCTATTGGTATTTCTCAGAAGTTCGACTCCATTGACAGATGTGCCCTGAAGTTCTGTGCGAGTTACAATATCAGTATTGATTTCACCAGTGATTCTGTCAATAAAGATGAGTGTTGGTGGAGTCAGATAGTTCTTACCACCAGATGTAATGCCAATATTGGAAACTTTAGAAAGTCTATCCAGTTTTAAGATCTGTGGGAAGAGAACAGATGGTTCTAAAGTTTTGTCTGCAGAATAGTCAAAACCAACATTCTTAATAGTGAATGTCTTAGGAACACCAATGTTTTCACTTACCAGTCTGATAACACCACCAACACCGCTAGTGGATGCAATAGAAGCTACAACAGGAATCTCTGTATAATTTTTTCCTCTAGAAATAATTTGAACAGAGTCGATTGGACCATCAACTTGAGTAGCAGTTGTTGAATACTCAAGAGTTGTGGCTTCCTCTGGTGTGTAAGATCCTTTCTCTGGTTTGAATGGGATGTTAAAATTGAATGTTGTGCTTCCAATCCCAGTAACATTGAATACACTGTTGTAATCACTAAAATCACACTGGATTCTGGAGAATCCAATAACGTCCATATCGGTAATTGGGTCTTTCTTAGCCGCATCAACAACATCAAGATTAACATTATCTAACTTATAGAAAAGTTCTCTTGGAGTAGAATCTGTGATAGAAATATTAACTCTTGCATCAGTGGAAACACCGACCGTACCAACACCAACTACCTGGAAAGGTTCACCTAGATTAGAATAGTATGGTTTGATGAAGTTTTTATCCTCATACAAATTAAATTCAAATATCTGTCTCTTTTTACCATTGACAGTTTGAACAAGTGATGGATCTGACAGTGCAAATCCTACGTTGTATCCACGAGCAACTGTTATGGATGGATTAATCAATCCAACTTCATGACCAGAACCTGTTCCAGTCAAACCAATGATGGTTGGTACAGTTTTAGTTGCTTGATAATAAGTCGAAGCTAACTTAAAGGAGTTAGAATCATTCCTAACAACAAAATAAACAGTATCCGTTGTAAGTGGTGTTGCAACGTTTGAAGAAGTATATAAAATCTTATCACCAGTTTCATAACCATGATCTGGAATGTTTATGGTATCTGTAGTGGTGTTAATTTCTGCACCACCAAAGTTTCTTGGGTTGATAATAACTCTCTTTGAAGTATCATTGTACTTCACATAATATGTGGTAGAAATACCAGGAGTAACAGAAAGAGAAACAATATCATTTTGTAAAAGTCCATGATTTTCCTGACAAACAACTGTGCCTACGTTTTTCTCTACACGACCAGTTACTTCAACATCTTGTTCAAGAAGACTATGAACTCTTCCAGATCCATGTCCAGTGAAGAATAATCTGTAAGCCGTAGAACCAACGCCAACAATCTGACCAGTATTACCAATACTTACTGGATTTGTAGAGAGACCAATCAGATCTCTGCCATCATTGATAACATAAACTATTGAATTATTTGCGAGATTGAAAGTAGAAATTCCATTATAGACTTGAATAGAAGTTCCTTCGCCATTATTATAGAGAAGTTTTTGTCCAGTTCTAAATCCATGTCCTGGAATCAAAGCTTGTTGTGTAAGGACAAATTTGTCAGTGGATCCTCCACCAACAACACCGAGTGTATATCTTATAGTAGAACCAATACCGACGCCTGCAGTGGATCCTAAAGATAATGTTTCTGATGGGTCAAAATAAGTTCTTGTGTTTCTGTTGGTAATAAAATCAGTGTTGAGTCCGACATTGAACTGAATAACTCTGTTTAATGCAGTGATCAAAGAGGTGCCTGTATAAGAAGAACCAACAACATTGTTATGTTCTCTCTTGACTCGGATTGAATTATTCAGTGCATCAACGTTCAGAATCAGCATTTGTTCTGTCGTTGTACCGATGCCAACAACATCATCTGGTTCAATATTCAGTCGATTTAAGTTACCACTAACACTTAAGTCGGTTACAATACCAGTAGTCCCTGTAGTGCCAATGCCAGTGTTAAGAATTAGGAAGGAAGTATTAAAACCAACTCGATGAGTTCCAGTTAGTTTTTTGAGAGAATCTGTTGATATGCCAGATATTGTGATGAAGTCTCCAATAGCTAATCCATGTGGTTGTGTCGAGAATCCTACAACCGAACCAGTTCTATTATTGTAATTAAATACAACATTATCAACGGTTACTGTGGTAGAAGCAACGGAAACAATTTTCTTTCCACCAACTCTAGATACCTGAGCTTCAAATCCTGTGCCAGCATCAACGGTTCTAAGTCTCAGTTTATCTTTTACTTTATATCCAGTGCCTCTATTTTCAACTTCATAGTCTCTAATATCACCTTTGGCAGCAAAGTTGACTTCAATTTCTTGTGTTACCTTATCTCTACTGCTATAATATCCGTCATAATCTGTATTGGATGATGTTGGTTTGTATGGATAAGAGTTTCTCCTCAGTCCAATCGCACCAAAATCAAGTCTTTGATCGTTAACTTCGACAAAGTTGAAATTATCTGGTTTTGCTCTATAATTTTCACCAATCAGATATGGGAATACTGGTGATCTGAAGTTCTTGAACGTGCCACTGGTATCATTCTCATCTGGATTAATCGTTGCAAAATATGCATATGTTCCATCAGGATAATCTGGTGTGACACAGAATCTACCATTGTTCTTATCAAGGTCGCCCTTTCCAAGGAATTCATAGTCTTCAATAAAGAATCCAAGTGGATAAAGATCGATAGGAGGTCCATCTGTTCTAGACGTTTTCAGAGAATATCCAGAACGCATCACTCTTGCAACACCACCATCCTTTCTGTCATATCCATAAGGACCATAGATTGGATGACCATCATAAGCCCATCCAATAATAGGAGAGTGGTTAGATGCACTTGACTCTGCATTATTGACAAGAGACAAATCATTTTGTGCGTAATTGTACGTATTATCACTATTCTTCTGTTTCAGAACTTTTCTTAAAGATCTGGGAGCATACAACGAAGTGAATTTCATTCCAATGTCATTGTTTCCCCTAGTCAGGAATCCATCGTCTTGAGTGAACACATCAACGTATCTTTGAACGTTGTTGATGTTCCAATTCTTGACTTTAGTGAGGAACTTAACTCCAGTTCCAGGAACTTGTTCACTTACAACAACTTGAGATGTTGAATATCCAACACCACCACTTGTAACAGTTACTTTATCAACTCTACCTTCACTAATCGAAGCAATAACTTTAGCACCTACACCATCTCCAAAAATAGTAAGATCTGGAGGTGAAATATATCCTTCCCCTTTATTAGTAATAATTACAGAGTCAATCCTACCATCTTGAATAATAGCTTTATATTCCGAGGAAGATCCTGAAGAAACTCTGACTGTTGGTGGAATTGCAAAGTTGAAGATGGTTGAAGAACCATAACCAATTCCAGACTCCTCCATATTGATTGAGGTAATAGAACCTCTTACAATAGGATTAACCTGTGCGTGATAATTCTGAGATTCTGTACCAGTGGTATTAATACCAAGAGTGCCTTTGACTTTTACAGAAATCGGTGGATAGTTGAAAACGTGTTCTCCTTCACCCACAGAGTTAAATCCAACATATTCTCTTGTGACATAATT